CTCTTCCGGCTTGCCGATCGGCTTGCACTCCAGGCCAGAACTGATTGGCGGTTCGCACCACCCGCCCCGGTCGGCTGATGGTGTCCACCGTGTAGAACGAGGTTGAAAGCGTCTGGAGGCTGCCAGTCGTGTCGTAGTACTGCACCGAGGTCACGGACTGGAGCGGGGCCGCCATCGGGAGAGCCATCGACTCGAAGAAGTTCGGCAGCGAGAGCTGCCAGGTCTGCGTCAGCAGCCCACGCCCCAGATACTCTTCCGCCTCTTCCCGGCCGTTTTGAATGAACCGCGTCACCGCGGCGTCATCCGCCGTCAGATCAATCCGGGCGTGATCCTTCGCTTCTGTGAGTGACACCGGCTCCGTGACGGGATCCACCGTGCGCACCCAGGCGCACTTCTCCCCAACCTTGATCGGCAGGCCAGTCCACCAGGGGAAGTAATCCATTACCGTCGCCCTCGCGGCTTCGGCCGTGGCAACGCGGCCCGCTCAGGAGCCGCCGCCAGTGCCGCGGTTTCACCGCCCACGATTTCCACCCACCGCCGCTCAAGCCAGCCGCGGATCTGCGCCGTGACCGATCGCACTTCGATGACTTGGCCCACCGTGAACGGATAGTCCACGGCGTCCGAGTCCACCGTATGCAGGAAGCGCAGACGCATTACGCGGTGCCTTCCACGGGCGTGGTGAACGACTCGCCGGTCACGTTCGTGCCTTGCGTCACCGGCCGGTTCCACGCATTCGAGAGAATCGCCAACACGCTGCCCACCACGGCGTTCTGGGTCGCACGCGAGACGATCAGCTTCAGATACCGCTTCTGCGGCGATCCGATTTGGACGTAGAACACCTTGTCGTCATCGGTGTCCGCAATCGTCTGATTCGATCCCGTGAGGTCGTCGTAGGTGTCAGTCGCGCCATCATCCGAGGACTGCTGGACCTTGATCGACGTCACCGCGCCGGCCGTGATCGTCCCCATCGGCACGATGAAGCAACAATCGCGAAACCCGTTCATGTCCACGGCAGCCGAGGTAATCGTGGACGTGCCGGCGGCTCCGTTCGTCGTCGTGACCGCGATGACGATCTTGTCGTTGTCGATAAACATCTACTTGGCCTTGGGTCTGGGCGGTTGAATATCCGCGACGTCTTCGTTCATCACCGAGCCCCACGGCATCGACATCGCTGGCACCGTCTTCTGTGGCCCCTGTCCGACCGGATGTGGCAGTGCGGTTTTCGTAATCATGGACACCTCTGACAGAGCGAGACGACAACCCCGAAGGGCTGCCGTCTCGTCTGAGGTTTACGCCTGGGTTGCGTACTTGACCGGGTGGGTGCCGCCGTCGAGCAAGTTGCCGTCAGACCTCGCGAACGCGAGGAAGGCCACCTGACCGAGTTCCGCGAACCGCTCATCGAGCCGCCGCAGTTCGATGTCCATGATGTCTCGGATGATGTACTTCGAGAAGTCCCCGAAGAGCAGCGACTTCACGCCAGTGGCGGGCGTCGTCATCGACTGATTGATCGTGTAGGGATACCCGGCGATCAGATCCGGCTGGCCCATCGCGAGCCCAGGCGTCCAGAGCGGATAGCCGGTGGTGTCACCGGAGTACTGGAGCACCTTGACCTTCTTCAGCATCTTCAGGCCGCCGTCATGGAACATGAACCGCCCGTTGTTCCGGTACGCCGGATCAATCGAGTGGATCAAGTCCACGATGTTGTCGTAGCTGACCGAGGCCACGCCCGAAAGCGTCACCGCGGACGACGTGGCCGCCGTGATGATGCCGTTCGGGAGGGTCGTGCCGCCGCCCGTGGTGAACTCGTCGTTCTGGATGCGGCCGATGCGATCGCCCAGCGCAGAGCCGATGAACTCCGAGACGTTGATCGAGGTGTCCTGCAAGAACTCGATCGAGGCCAGGATGTACTTCGAGGAATACTTGAACCCGTTCAGCACGAGCTGCCCGAAAGTCATTTCGAGCTCGTTGTTCGTCGTGTTTTCCGCGATGCGTTCACCCTTGTTGCTGGTGTCGTTCGTGTACGGAATCGGGAGCGGGCCAGACTGCGAGGTCCGGAGGACCGTGGAGACCGTGCGCATCCCACCGTAGGCCAACAGGGCGACTTCGAGCGAGCGCATGGCCGCGTCAGGCGTGGTGTAACCGCCGGTCGTGGTCGTGGACTGGATACCCGTCAGGGCCGCACGGGTTTCGTCCATGTTTCCCTGCCACTTGCGCAGGTCGTCCGGACCAACCCGGAGGCCATCAATGGAGGGGGTCGTCGCCATCATCCTGGGACCGAAGTGCATGTTGAGACGCTTCGCGTTGACGTCCCAGCCACACCGGCGGGCGTTGTCGATCTGCTCTTTGGTTAGATCCGCCCCGCCGCCAGCGATGCACCAGGTGCGGAAGGCTTCGTTCCGGTCGGCTTCGGTGATCTTGCCGCTGGAGGTCCGCTTGCTGCCGCTGTGATTGGTCTCGCGGATCTCGCTGTCGCTGCGACGTTCCGGCTTCTCGGCCAAGCTGGCCGCCAGAGCGTCCTGTTTCTCGAGGCGGGCGATGTCCTTGGAACGCTTCTCGATGTCGTCGTGGATCTTGTCGAACTTCGCTTCGTCTTCCTTCCGCATCTCGGCACCCGTCTGGGCATCGAGAATCGCCTGCGCTTCGTTGGCGAGGCGTCCTTTGTCTTCTCGGAGTTCCTGGAGATTCATGTTCGCCGTCCCTTGTGTCGTGCAAAGGGAGGCGACTGACACATGGCAGGAGCGCGCAACCCACGCACGAACTCAAATAAGTGGTTGAGTTCGAGATGTGGATGCGCGCGAGCGTCGTCGCGTCACATCGGATTAGCGCCACACGGGTCCGCTGATCGTCGTCAGCAGGGCCGCAGGCTCACTGTGTAGTTTACAGTTTAAAGCACTCCTAATTTCAAAGTCAAGTCACGGCTACAGATCGGCCGGGACGGGTGTCGGCTCCGGCTCAATCGGATCGGAGGCCGCGTCAGGGTCGCGCTGCGGATTCGTATCCGTGTCGATGGCTTCCTGCGGCAACGTGGACGAGGCCCAGTTCTTGTTGGGGGTATCCGGTGTCGGGTGAGGAATCTTAATGATCTGCATGTTCTAATACCTCTGAAGAAGATGCCGCAGTTTCCGTCTCAAATAATCCACACGCGTTCCAGGTAGCGTTGACAGAAAGTCATCCAGCGACCGTTTCGCCACCGAGGTGTCCTGATAGGCGGGGAACGTGACGATGCTGATCTCGGAGATGGTCATGTCCGTCACGGTCCGGATCGGCGTGTCGCCCTCATAATTCCATTCGTCTCCGATGGTTCGGAACCCGAAGGACATCCCCGTCACATCCCCACGCGCTACCGCGCGCATGATGTCGCCGGCATAGGAGATCGACGGATCAGGTTCCACGGTGAACCCAAGCCCGTTCGCATCCTTCCGCAGCGTCAGCGTGCCGCTCCTCGTACGCCCGATCACCTTGGACGAGTCGTGATCCACGAGCGCGCGGACGTCCATCGCTTCGGTCAGTGTGCGATCGACGGCTTGCGGGGCGATGAACTCACGGAAGCCACCGAGATCCACGCTCATCGCGCCGAACCGAATGGCGTAGCCTCCCAGTCGCCGGCTGTCGAGCGCATCCACCCGGCATTCCAGAAAGGCGCGGCGTTCCATATCAGCCATTGGTCAACTCCTCCACCAGCGACTCGGCCCGGCCCGACTCCCAGCGCCGCAGGATGCGCTCGAGCGCAGGAGGCAGCGTCTCCACATCAGTCTCCGCCGCCACCATCCGCAACTGTGACTCCGACTCGGTGCGGTAGGCCGTCACGATGCGATCGATCAGCGATTCCACGGGATCCGTGTAGTCCGTAGCCGCACACCACGCCCGCAGGACTGGCCGCAGCCGTGCGCGCGTCCACTCCACATGCACCGGATAGAACGTGTCCATACATTTCACGAGGTAGTCTGGGCTGCGCTGGGCCTTCCTGGCGCGGTCGGCAGCGCCTTGCAAAGCTCCCTGCCATGTCTCCACGAGCACGCCGCGTAGCGCCGCCTGCACCGAGGCGCGATAGGTGGTTGACTTCTCGGCCGCTTCGATGGCCTGCGCGGCCATATCCTTAATCGTCTGTCTGGCTACATCGCGCTCCGCGCTCAGGAGCGCCATACCGGCGATCGTCTTGCCGTGGGCCTCCGTGACGTCCTTCGCCTGCTTGACGGCTTCATCACGCGCGTCTTCCGCACGCTTCTGATCCTGATTGGCCGCTATGACATCGAGGCTCTGTCCTTCCGACTGCTGCGCCAGACGAACTATCTCAACATCCTTCTTCGCCAGTTCCTCTCTGTGGATGGCGGCCGTCAGAGCTTCATTCATCTGCCAGTCAGCACGAGCCAATACGAGCATATTAGCGCCTTCAGTCCGCGCGAGATCGATCTGGTCTTCCCGCTCCTGCGAGACGCGTCGCGCGTCTGCGAGTTCCACCAGCAACTGGTCGATCCGATTCATCGCCGCGTCCAACGGCGTCGGCCCCAGTTCCGCGGGCGTCTTCGCGATCGCCCCGTCTCGGTTCTTCGCGTCGATCTGCGCCTGGATGAACTCTTCCGCCTTGTTAGCCGGCGTCAGATTCAACGGCACATAGGCGGTATCCCCGCCCTCGATCGGGGGCATGTTCTCCAATTCGCGGATCTCGTTGGCGGTCATCGCGCCGATGCCGAACAACTTGGAGTAATACTCGCTGCGACCCGCCTGATTCGCTCGCAGCCGCCCTTCCAGACTGTGCTCGATCACCTGAATGTTGTATTCACTGGGCGAAATCAGCTTGAGCGTGAGTTCTTGTTCGATGGTTTCGAGCCACGGCTTGATCGTGGTGGTGTAGTACTCAATCGACTCGTCTTCGATCGCCACGCGCGTCTGGGCTTTAGGGATATTGAACCAGTGCTCGATTTCCTCGAGCTGGAAACGGCGCGTCTCTAAGAACTGGGCCTCGTTTGGCGGGATGCCCTGCTTGGAAAACTTCATGCTCTCTTCGAGAATGACAAACCGATGCGCGCGATCGACGCCCTGATGCCTGGCGTTCAGGCTTTCTTGCAGGTTCTTCCGTCCGAGATCCGTGAGCTTGCCCGGATGCTCGAGGATCCCGCCGAACGTCGCCCCGTTCCCGAAGAACGTCGAGCCGAAGCGTTCGGTGGCTAGGTTGAGGCCCAGACTCTCGCGCGCCTTGTCGATGACGGAATAGCCCACGGTCCCGTTAAAACTCAGCCCCTTGAAATGCAGGATGTCTGACGCATCGAAGAAGGTG